CCTTTACCGAAAAATCTCTCTACCACCTCCTGCATATCTACCCCAGACTTCTTGAGAGAATCCTGCAGCATTAAACCAGTTTCGGCCGCGGCCATAGGTCCTTTAGCCTCTTCTGCTCTGGAAGCTATAATCGATGCCCTTGTGCCGCCTAAAGAAATCCTTGCGAGATTTTCTTGTTTTCGCTGTCGTTCCTCACCATCAGGCCCCGAGAAGTTCTTTTTGGTATATTCCCCCCATTGAGGAGTTTCAAAAAGCCTAGTGTTTAAAAATTCAGTAGGATCTTGCAGCTTTTCTACATAGTTATTTATTCTAGTTAGGGCGTCAGTATCACTTTCTCCTTCTTGTTTTTGCATCTCCTTTTCGAATTCTCCAGGTGCCTGGGAGGGGAAAAAGAACTTTACGGGATCAGTAACCCCAAAGTTAGGATCGGTCTCTCTAACAAACTCTTGCCCAAAAGCAGTAAGAGTTCTAATAGAATTAACTAAAAGCTTTGTTTCTGTAGCTTTTTGAACGTCTCCCCGAAATTCATCATTCGTGGTCATGTTACGCTGCTTAAAAAAGCTCGCCAAATCCAAAGTAAATTTTGCCTTCTGGGATTGGGCAATGATATTGTCCGAAACATCCTGGGCGCGATCCTCTTGAACTAGCGTGAAGTTCTTAAAAAGCTTTACTTCGTCAGAGGACATTTTGGTCATGCGGCTCTGACTGGCTACTAGTTTTTGCCTATCCAGAAGCCTATTGTTTAAATCAATGGAAGCCTTCTCTAGTTGAGTAGAAACGTTTAAATCTTGAAGTGATTTAATTAACGTATTCCTCGCTGCAATCTCGTCGGAGCCCTCTTCTAGCTTGATCGTTTCGCCGTCGCTCGTCCTAGGGTTCCCAACCACCCTAAGGATTTGTTCTGCGAGTTTAGTGGGATCTATCCCCCCTGGGGATGTACTCTTGGCTAATGCGCTTTCATAAGCCGTCTTAAGGGGTTCGTTGCCGAAGTCGCGAGACTCCTCAATAAAGTCTGCGAATAATTTTTGCGTCTGTATGGCTTGTGACGTATCTAGTTGAGCAGTCCGATAAGCCGCTAAATCTTCGCGGCTCCGCGTGGGCGCTTCTAGGCCCAGAGTATCTCGTAATGCCAGGCGGCGCTGAAAAAGATTCTCGCTTAATTTTGAGAGCTGGCCAAAGTAATCAGCTATACGCCCATAACCCCGAGATAAAATATTAGCGGTGCGGGTAATCTCTTCATTATAACTCTTAAGGGAGTGCGCATCTTTCTGGAGAATTTCTATAAAACGAGATTCTTCAATTATTTGGGCGCTATTGTCTAGCGCTTTTTCTATGGCTCTAAAAATATCGGTTACCTTCATGCGGGAATCGTCAACAATAGTATCCTGCGCCTCACCAGAAAGCCCAAACCCCTCAAGCGCTGCGCGCGGGTCCCCTTTCGACATAGCTCCTCGAATTTTTTCTATTTGTTTGGGGTCTTCAATTTTTCCCTTTAACTGTAGCGTCTGGCCAAGTTTTTCTATTTCGCTTTCCTTAACTGCCCGCTTACCCATGCCGTGCCAACCCCCCGCGTCTTCCCCTGTCTGCGCAAACTGAGCTACAAGTGCCAGTTCTTGAGCGGCATTTTTAGCGTCTAAGCTAACTCTCTGTAAAACGTCTCCTAACTGATCTAAATCTCCTCCTGTGCTAATAATTTGTGACCGCACATCAGAATCAACGATATCCACAAAAGCTTCCTTTAGGTCTTTTTGTAGTTTTAGTTGTCTTTTTGCGTCTCCTGTTTGTAGGGCTTGATTTAATTGCTCTTGAATTTTTAAATAGCCGCTTGTAGTGTTTGTAACAGAAACTGCCCGTGCGTTCATGTCTGCAAAGTTTTTCGTAAGCTCTTCTATGCTGGGACTTAATTTGCCCATGAAGCCCATGAGTCCTCCTACCACCGTCCCAATTACAGTTGTAATAATGCCCGTTGGGCCTCCTGCCATAAAGCCCATGGCTCCCATACCCGCACCCTGCATAGCGCCTTGAGCGGCCCCCATTGTTTTTCCACCCTTAGTACCTCCTGCTTGTTCGGGCATCATTCCCGCTCCCATAGATAAAACAAAAGGTAACGTAAAAGCTGCATTTGCCAACCCAGGACGATGCATGCCTTTTCCGAAAGCTTTATCTGAAGCCGCGTTTTGTTGTTTGCGCTGCGCCTTTAAATCCTTAAATATTTGTTCTTTAACTTTTACTACCTTTTTCTCCGCCTCATTACCTTTACGTGCAGTTTTCTTTTCTTGGGCTATTTCTTCTTTTAAAGCTGCAAGCCTTTTATCTTGTTCGGCAATGCCTTTATTGGCATCCTCCATCCTACTATTGTCAATAGCCTCCTGGGTTCTTATGGCGGTATCTAAATCACCCCTAAACTGTTTTTTACCTTTGCTTACCTCTCCCTGTTCAGTAGTATCGCCAAATGCAGCTTCATAAGCGGAAATACTTTTTGGTGTCAGTTTTTTGCCCACGTCGCCTCCTGCGTCGCCCGTTATTTTCTTAACCTCATCCATGTACGCCTTATCCGCCTTTTTAGTTTCAGCTATTCTTATCTCTTGTGCAGCGTTTTGTACTATTTGTTTTTGGCGAGCTTCCGATTTTGTGATTTCAGCGTTGAGGCCTCCGCTCCTGGCGCCTCCAGCAGTGCCCTTTTGGGTCCCTCCTAGTGCTTCATCCGAAGCCTTAAAAGCTATTTGTGTCTTTTTCAGCGCAGCATCTCGCGCTTTAACTAATTGGCGTCTTTCCTCTGCATCAGGCTGAAGCTGGGCACTTTGCTCTGGTGTAATGTTTGCGCCCCCCAATGTGGCATGCTTCTTAATTGCCGTCTCCATCTGCGCCCGCATGGTTTGTGATCTTCCGCTTAAACCTTCCTTCGGGTTAAGATCTTTCTTTCTCACTACTCCTTCGTCAAGAATAGCGGTTTGTTGCGCTTGGGTGAGCTCGCCTGCGGGCGTGGGGGCCAGGGCTTGGTTTTGTAGCTGTGTTTTTAATTTAGGATTTTTTACATTAGAAACGCTTTGCTGCTTAAATTCCTGCGCCTTTTGGGGCGCCTCAACACCTGTGTAGCCTGTCTGTTTAAATATAGCCTTCTGTCTCTTTGTTAATTGTCCGCGGGTTATCTCTCCTCGTTCATATTGCTTTTTACTGTCACGGATAGCATCTTCACTAACTTTATTAAATTCCTCTAAAGTTTGCGCTGTTTGCATTGTTTCTATTTGGCTCGTAGAGAACGCGGCGGCTCTGCTTTGCTGCGGCTCGCCTTTTTTCGTTAGGACTTCATTTGCCTGCCTTTTTTGTAAAATTTCTAACATTTTAGGCGTATCTTTCCCAGTGCTTTTACTAAAAATCGATCCCTCCTTAACGTCTAATCTTTCGGTAATCTGCTGCCGTAAGCCTTTAATGCGCTCCTTCTCCTTGTTAAGAGCCTCGTCTACCTTTTCTTGAGTATCAGGGCTGCCTACCTTAGCTGGCTCAGCCTTGTCTATGTCTTCCAATAATTCCGCTATTAGTTTATTTCTTTTCCTCTGGTCTCCTCCGCCCCCCAAAGGCAACGCATAATTTGGCACAATTCCGCCTGCGGCAAATTCCATATTTGTTCCAGCAAGCATTGGATTACCTGAAATGCCCGCGCTCTTATAAGCAGTCAACCTATTACGAATACCTATAGATACGGCTTGTTTGGCAGAAGAAGTACTCCCTTCATGCTCCGTATTGGTAACCGCAATAGGGGGCATTTTATTAAAGTTAGGCACTCTCCCTCCAGCGGCAGGAAAATCTACGCGTATAGCGCTTTTTGGAACTCCCGCAGCCTCTTCCCTTTTTACTGCATCACTAATATTAGCAGGTAACTTTTTGGGCAATTCATTTAACTTAAATCTTTTATCAGCATAATCTTCAAAAGCAAAATTAGGTATTATTCCTGCGGCCAAAGGAGTACCCGCAGATGCAGCAAACTTACGCTGAATACGAAGGCCCTTTTGCTTATAGTCCTCTTCTGTACCAAGCGCTTGAAAACGTTTGCTCTTCGTTTTATCTCCCGCAATCCCTAGTTTCTTCTCCATTTCTGGGTTTTTAGAAATTACACCCAAAATCTTTTTTCCTATATCATATCTGAGATCAGCGCTCGTGGAGGTACTCTTCAATTCTAACCTGTGCGCCATCGCAGGTATATTCATTATTTCTTTTAAGGCGGGCGGAATGGTATTTAAATCTATAGGGTCCACTCCTGCCTTGCGCTGAATAGGCAGCTTGGCAGCACTGCCCCTGCTATCAAAACCAGGAGCTGTTTTTAAAAGAGTTTGTATTGTAGCGTCAAAAGCATTACCTGCAATTGTAGCGACCATAGTCTTGTCAAGGCTTTTATTAAATTCTACAGGAAAGTTAGGCAATTCCTTAACTGCAGCTAAAGCTCCTGAAAAATTAAAGCTCTTAGCTATATTGGCCAATCCTTGACTAAATTGTTTTATTACTGTCTCCTGCCAATTGCCAATTTTAGGCATAAAGCTTTTAAAAACATGGCTTCCTTGAAAATCAATATTATAAGGTTGATCCCCAACCTGCATTTTAACATTAAAATTCTGTTGTCCTGCGCCGAGAGGGTCTACAAACCCTGCTCCTACTCCATGAAGATTAGCAGGAACATTAATTGCTTCCTCCATTTTTTTCTTCACCTTCATCCCTGCTTGACCTGCGCGACCCCCATAAGTCTGCGTGAGTCTTTTGCCCTCTCCATGCGCTGCCTTGGTAAGTAAGGCGGTACGTATTTGTTTATAAGTAGAATCGCCCGAACTCCCCTTGAGGGCCAATAATTGGGATCCTGTAACGTTATCGCCCCACCCTAATTTACCCAAAACCTTGGGGCTTAATCTAATAGAGCTGTCTTGACCAGGAGGGGTTTTTCCCCCTAGTCGCATATATCCTGGAAATTTTTCTAATACATTGGCGGGGTGACTACCTGTCAATATGCCTCCCTTGGAAAGGTCTTTACTTAACTGCCCAATATTAATTTTCTTTTCTAAAGCCTCAGGATCTCTTTTTTCTAGCTTATCAAAAAAATCAGCTAAGTCCATAGAGCTTGCTGCAAAATTCGGAACTACTCCTCCTGCCGCATTTTGTACCCGTTCTGTAAAAACTTTTCTCGCTTCTTTGCCCACGGGGGCACTTGCGGGAGGCAATACCATTCCTCCGTCAGGGGCAGACTTTAGGCCGAAATGTCGCTTTACATCTGTACCTGTTTTAAATACTTGCTCTTGATTATTGACTGCCACGGGAACCATTCCGCCGCTAGCCATTTGGATTTTCTCAACCCTAGTATCTCCAAATTGAACGGGATTATCATAAAGCTGGCTGCCCATAGCGGCTTCATATAACCTGGAGGTTTGTCTGGCATTGGACAGAAGTCCAGGAGATTTTTTCAAAGTAGAAAGGTCCGTTAAACTAGCGCGTTCAGCTAAATTAGGAACTAAACCTTTAGCCCGCACTTTTCCACTTTTGGCGCGCTCATAATTCTTTTCCCTCTGAGCCATCTTTCCCCCAAGAGGATCCACCCGTTGCATACGAGGGCTCTGAAACATTAATTTTCTAATTTTATCTTTCAACTCGTCGCTCATACCCTTCTTTTCCAAGAAAAACATATCAGGATTAGACCCCTGCGATAACCCTATATTGGGGTTCCCTCGCGAAAACGCGGCTTTATTATTTTTCCAGACATAAGGCGCACCTTGACCCTTGGTAAATTTAATAGGGTTTCCGTTGAAATTCTTAGCTCTAAAAGTCGTTAGGTATTTATTAAAAGTTTCTAAATCCTTAGGGAGGGCTACTGCAGCCTTCGGGGCTGTAGCCTTAGGAATCCGTTCCCACCCTCCATTGGGACCAGGTTCCCACCCGAGCTTTTTATTCGCTGCGATCTCTTTGGGGCCTGTAATTTTTATAAAGGCGGCCTGAGCGGCCGTCATTCGGGGGCCAGCAAAATTAGGGACTAAGCCGCTGGCCCCTAGCTCTGAGGCTCCTAAGCCGCCAAGCCTAAGCCCCGCCTTTTTTAATAGTGCCCGACCTTTGGGGGTTCCTACCAAACTCTTTTTGGCTATAGAGGCCCGCGCATGGGGAGTATCTGATCTTTTTGCATCAGACCGCGCACTTACGTCTCTATCAAAAATTTCATTTAGGCCCCCACGTTCGGCTGCGCCAAAGTCCCACGTTCTGTAATCGTCGGTACCTTGAAACTCCTGAGACTTGCCAATTGCAATTGTAACAATATCTTCAAATAGTTGTCCCGTGAGGGGGGAATTTCTGCTTACTAATTTTTTAGCTCTTTGTTGTATTGCGCCCTGATCCATAGGGGCGGTCATCTTAGCTCGGGTTAACAACTCCTTGGCGGTAGAACCCATAATGCTAGCCATCTGTGAAGACAGTTTTGTATCAATTTTTTCTCGCAGAGAAGTCTCTCGTTCTAAATCTTGGACCCCCGACCGCGAAAAGCTTACATCAAAAATATCATTAGCAAGGCTCGACCGCACCGCCTTCTTCGCATCTTTTTCTGTTCTAATTCCCTTGCGAGCTAAGGCTCGTTTCCCTACAATTTTATTGATGGTGCCCGACTTAAATGTTTTTGTTAAGTCTTTTCCTGAAATAGAGATATTAACTCCTGTTGCACTATTGCTGGAGGTTTGCTCGGGAAGCAACATAGAAACTCCACTCTTGGATTCAAGCTTATGGCGACGCAGTCCTTTTCCTTCTGTGAGTCCTCCTGCAAAATCACCTTTTTTAGCGAGGTTTCTCGCCACAATAGATTTAGGGTTCCAAGCAAGGGCGCCATCTTCATCCGTCTTAAACGCCTTTTGCAAAGCCGACCCCCTCGCTACCGTCCCCCGATATTCATAATACTGTGTAGGGTCAATTTTGTGCTTTGTCCCTAGCAAATTTTGTATGTTTCTAGCGCTAATAGCGTAATTAGGTACGAGGCCAGAGGCCGCCCGAGCCGCTTCTCCCACTCTTTGTGCTGTAGCTACAGGACTCCAGCCCTCTGCGTATGCTCGCTGAGCGGGGGTGAAAGCGCGACCCAACACATTTTTACTCATGGGCTCTCCAAATTTTTCTTTTACGGTGTCGGCGTAATTAGCATAGGCCTTAGAAGAGGTGGGTGGCACAATAAAAGGCTGCGCCATATTAGGCACGTTAACCACGCGCTCTTGCGTATTATATATTATTTGACCCAAATTCGGAACAGCCATTGTTCGCGTTTCATGCAGCTGGACAGGTTTCGCATAACCTGCGGCTTGAGCTGCTTGAACCTCAGGCATCCCTCCCAAGGCAAAGGCGTCCTTACTCGGCGTGGCTCCCGCTGCAAAAACTACTCCTTTTTCTGCGGGAACATATCCCTGAGCGGCGGTCCCTCCTATTTTTTTTTGACCCGTTGGGCTGGTACCCTTAAATTGGCCGCCTTGAAAGGTGACACCCTTCATAGCGGGGGTTTTTGCGAGACCAACAATAAGCCCCTGTTGTTTGGCGTACTCAGAAGTAATTTGACGAACTGTTTGAAGTAAAACCTGAGATTGTTTATTTTGATCTCCTCCTGCTGCGATTAGGCGTCCATAAACCGCTTCGTCTTTTAACAGAACCTGCAAAATCCCTTCTTGTAAAGCCTTTTGACGACCCGCTTCAGTATTAATTTTAAATAAATCTTTAACGGCAGCCGCCCCCATCATCGCTATATTTTTCAAAAGAGCCGCAAAGGCTCCTGCCACGAGCGCCAATCCTGGGCCAGAAATAAAATTACCTAACCCCTTAAAAAAGCCTTGCATCATTTTGTTCCCGCTGTCTTGGTCAAGCATTGAATTCATTGTGTCCACCACCGATTGCAACATTGTTAAGACCCGATTCATGGCAGGCTCTAAAGTAAGAGACCCAAAAGACTCAGCCAGTTGGCGTACACCTTCTCCAGTTTGAGCAATTAATGCAGCAAAAGTTTGGTTGAGTGCTTCATTCCGTCGAGTAGCCTCATTAGTACTGTTGGCAGCGGTAGATAAAGCCTGGCTATAAATAGAGAATTCATTATTTAAATCATTTACGAGGGCTTTTAAATTATTGATTTGAAAAACCCCTGCAATTTGTTCTGCAGTAAAAGCCTGTTGCGCGTCAGTTAGAGCAGGGAAAACGCCAGCATAATCTTTCAAAACAGAAATAGCAGATCTAAAACCTCCCATAGAATCAGTAGTGGCCACCCCAATCCCCTCTAACGTTTCTCTTACTTTGCTTCGCTGAAGGCGAGTAAAAATACTTTTAAATGCATTTCCGATAACTGCGCCCCCTCGAGCGGTTTGCTGTTGAACGGATGTTACAATTGCTAAAAGCTCATTAAAGTTTACTCCCGCTCCCTGGGCTGTAGCTCCCGCCCTCGATAATCCATCTGCTAAATCTTTAGAGCTTACGGCGAATGCAGCGTCTACATTAGCTAGGCGGTTAATCACCTCGGTAGTATTGAGCCCTTCTTTGGCGAAGCCATTCACAACAGCAGTTAAGGCTTCTACAGAACGGGTGGCATCCATTCCTGAGAGTCGAGTCAAGACCAGAGCATCGTTTACTCTCCTTAAGGTCTCTTCGGCCCCTAGCCCTTGCCGCGCAAATTCCGTAGCAGCCGTAGCTACAGTCGCAAAAGTTTGAGCTGTATTTTGAGCTACCTTAAAAAGCCCATCGGAAAAAGAGTCTAATTGACTGGCGTTTAATTCCATGACAACATTAATGTCGGTGAGGGCACGTTGTACCTCAATAATGGCCTGCGTGGTTCCTTTGAAGGCTTCGCTTATGCCGTTAATCACTCCGACGGTTGCGCCAAATGCAAATACACGAGCGGTGGAAGCGTCCAGGGATTTCTGGAACTCCGACATGTCGCCCGAAATCCTGCCAAGAGGTTGCTGGAAAGCCTTGGAGTCCAAAGCTAATTTAACAGGAGTCTTCGAAATAGTACGCTGTGCGGCCTTCGCTTGGTTCTCTACGTCCTTCTGTAGGCCAACCGCTTTTACTCTAATACCTATGCTTTCCTGCGCCATTTGCGATAATAATTACACTGAAATTACTTGAAGTCGTCGTCCAAAGTAGACATACTTTTTTTCCCTGACCTTTTTAGGATTTCGTGAGGGGTCATGAATTGAGAGGTATCCATCCCCATTTTTTCCATATCTTCCTTCGTAGCGCCCACCATACTTCCCGCTCGTTTCTTGTTGGGATCACCCTTTGCCTGCGCCTTTCGTATTGCGGCCTCATTCTTGTTCCCTGACTCTGCAAACTCTAGGAGTTTATCGGGATTGTTTTTAATTTCGTCAGGGATATTGGGTATGTTCTTAAATATAGATCTAAAAACCTCAGCATAGTTTAAAAGATTTAATTGAAAAAAAGTTAGCTCTAACGGCCCTTTATTAAACATTTTACAAGGATCTTTTTCTACTACTGAATAGTAATTAGAAAACATTCCACTCAAAGAAAGAAGCTTAATATTATCTATAGATAATATTTTGAAGGCTTCATTGTAAATAGAAACAAGACCATAAATATCGGAACGTTCTAGCTCATCAAAATCTTCTGGAGAGAAAAATAAATCCTCCAGCTTCTTATCTCTAAAAAGAGAATGAAGAATAGTTAAGTCGCTAATGCGCCGTTCGGTAAAGGCCTCACGGCTTTCCGCCAATAAAGCGCGCTTCTTCGACTTCAGTTCAGAGAGTTCCTTTTTGAGCGAATCTATTTTTTTTTCTACCTTGTCTTTTTGAGAGGGAATTAATATGGCTTTGCGCGTATTTTCGAGAGTGGTGATAAATTGCTCCTGAGACTCGAGGCTCGCCTCGTCTTTAGCCGTCCAAGAACCGTTCTTTAAACACTCTTTTAGAATGTCTTCGGAGCTCCGCAAGCCTGATTTCTCATAGCGTTCTGAAATCTTTTCTGCTTGGCGGTCTAATCCATCTTGGTTCGTTAGGCCAAAATGTTTTATATATAAGGGCGTTTGGTTATACAGGGTTTCTGAATACCCTCGAGAGATATCTATAAGACCACGGCGAGCTAACTTGATATCGCCTTCATCAGACATTTAAGAGGGCGTCTTCTTGAACTTCCTCCAGGAGGCGATCAAAGTCTTCTTGCTTCTGAACTCCACTCATATACCAGATAGTAGCGATAGAAGAAAGCTTATCTATGCTTTTCGAATAGATTTCATCCTCCAACTCGTCCTTCTCTTGATAAATCTCATAGCGGGAATCGTAGTCTTCTCCAGGAAACATAGGAATAGGCTGGGCAGAATCATCCTCTCCCACGATATAATTGGCTAGATTTAATAAATACCATGTAATAGTCTTATTTCGAGCTTTGATATCTGCGGTATGTTCAAACATCGCAGCCTGTACTGTTTCAAAATCAGTAAGCTCCTTACGGATCAAACCTAAATCAGAAATTGCGTGTTGTAATCTTTCCTGTTGATCGTTAGACATTTCATCTTCATTTAAAATGCCCAGTCGCTGTACTACCATTTGCTTTTCATAGAGCTGCACATAAAGGCGAGAGTATCTTTGCTTCTCGTCTTCGTTTAGTGTGCCGCCTAATTCCAAGTGTTGCTTTGCCAACATAGATCGCGTCAGGAGCCCCATTTTAATAAACTTATTTAGCCAGATGCTGTAAAACATATCTCCCTCTTCAAGTTGAGAGCGAGTGGGCTTCTTAAGAACGATGCGTATAGGGATTTGTTCTGTAACTTCGCGGAGTTCGGTAATCAGCTGCTTTTCCTTAACTTTTCTGACCTCAGTAGTAGTGTACTTTTCAAACTTTTTGGTCTCTTTGTTTTTGCGCCGCTTTTCGACTTCGACTTCCTTTTCGACTTCGACTTCCTTTTCGACTTCGACTTCCTTTTGCACAGCCTTCTCCAACTCAATGTCAAAACTATATAATTCCTTCATAATATTCCTTATTCCTTGTCTGTTATATTAACGTTAATATCAAATTTTTCCATTTCTCCGCTCATGGTTCTAATACATCCATTACCTGCGTCTAAAATCTTCTTCCTTACATATTCCATTTTTGCGTCATCAAAGTAATTGGCGCAATCGAGAGATGAGGTGTGGCTGGGAATTTGACGCTTTAGTTTCTGAAATGCGATTTCGTTTTCCTTGTTTAAATCCTCTACCATAACTAAAAAAGTCTTATATAGCTGAGTAACATTTCTTGCCAGTTGAAACTTTAGTAATTCTTCCCCATTAATATCCATAGTATATTATACTCTTTCGAGCGCAATATTCTATTAATAAAATTGCGTAAGAGTGGCAGTTCCATTAAGTACGCCCCCTTCAGAAACGTCAATAGAGCGATTGCTCATGTATGCATTTTCATCCCCCTTTGATCCTAGGGGAAATGAAATCGATTCGGTCATGGCCTCTCCGCAACTACTAGCAGTAAAGCTTGCACCGCGGGCTGTTATGCATAACTCGTCTGGGCTCGTTACGAGGGCTTGGGGTAAATTATTGCCGACCCATGTCATTTTTGCTTCTCCGCCCCCCTTTAATAGCTGCGTTTGATCAATGGCCCCTAGTATGTGGATAGGGGTCACCGATTCAGTTAGATCAAATTTAAAACTAAAAAGATTGTCATTTAAAGCTAATTCGCCTGCATCGGGCGTAGAATTCGCTCCGTGTGCATATTCCAAGCTATTAGTATCTAATAAGGTTTCACTCGTGTCCCCGCCGTCAGTTAAGGCTTGCGACTGCTTGTAATAAGCCAAGTTTATAGAACACGAAATTACGGATTGAGCGCCAGCATCTAATGAAAAACTGGTAAGTACGGCGTTTTGAAATCGCGTCACTCCAATTTGGCCATTAAGTTCTAGGGGTATTGTGCGATCCATAGTGCTCCAGCCTAAGATATCAGAGATGCTAAGAGAGCCCTTGCCTCCCGCGCTCCCCGCAGATAGTAGATAACTTATACTAATGGTCCCCTGCAGCACGTTTTCTGGAATAGTATTAAGGACACTGGTTTGCCCTAGGCTTTTAACAGGCAATAAAGGAAGGGTTTCTTCTATGCTGGCCTGTTGTGCCACAAAGAACTTGTTCGGGCTACTTGCGGGCCCTCCTTCTCCAATTAAAACGGGACAATTATAATAAGTTGTAGCAGCGGGCATATTATTTGACCTCCTTTATGAAATTTTTTATATATTTTATCATTCCTAAAAACCTTTCTTGTTCATGAATACACCTTAAGTAATCAAAGTAGCTAAATTATTTACATCTCCGATATAAGATTTATAAGTAAGCTGGGCTTGTAGCGCGTCCCCTATAGACACGGTTTCCTCCATTGCAACCAAGATAGGATTTTCTACTATAAAGCTTCTTATTGGACCTGAGTCAGGAATACTACAATCCCCTAGTTGAATAGTAATGTCATCTAAATCTGGATTACATAATAACCCACTTAATAATGGGGCCTCTATATCATCCACATCTATTACAAAAGAAAGCTCTACCTCAATAGGGTATATGATGTCGTGAATATGGTTGCGATAATTGCCGCCCAACTTATCTACGTCTAAGCGATTAATTGTTAAATTATAATTATAAGATTGCACGCGATTTGAATCTTGCCCTGTAACATTGATAAGGGTAATATCTCCTGCTTTGGCAATATTAATAAATTGATTAGACGCGTCAACCTTCCCCGTCTCGGGAAAAAGGTTGTCAGGCCTAACGTTATGAACATCCCCAAACACGCGAATTTCGCAAGAAGTAGTCGCCACTTCCGCTACGGTACAGGAAGAAGAATAATTCAAAATATAACCGCTAGTAAAACTCCAATCATTAATGGGCGCAGGTCCTGGATCTCCCTCAAGGGGATCAGCTTGAGCGTGTAGTACCCCACTAATAGGGCTATCCCATAATGGCATCCCGACAATAGGATCTAATTCTCCCGAATTTACAATAAGACTATCTATACCGAACGAAGTGGTAGGCTTGGAGTCTTTCAATATGGCGCTTTCAAACCTGTTACCCCCAAAGGCTATGGGCTCAAAGGGAATATCAAAGCGCGTATCTACCGACTGCACTCCTCTTAGGCCAGAACCCTCCAAAAATACAAGCTCTTCCCCATAAAGTATCCTTCCGTAAGCCATGATAGTAATTACACTATAATAAAAAAATCTCCCCCCGATTAAAATCAGGAGGAGATAAATTTAAGTAGTTAGGCGCTAAGATTAGGAAGCGTTGCTAATACCCGAGATAAACAGTCCATTACTCGTATCAGTAAGTCCACCAAACTGAGCGGTGAAGGACAGATCAACGGTTTTATTATCGCCAATGGTTGCTCCGAAGTTTTGGCTTTGGAGATAAGCATTTTTGATTACGTACTGAATGTTAGTGGTCGTGGCCGAGGCGTCATCTGACTTTCCGCAAGGGAAGCGACAGTCAACAGTAATCTCACGCGTGTCTTGAGTCTCGCACATTAAGTCAATTAATTGACCTGCACTGACGTCCGCTAAAAATGCGCTCATATTAAACGTCATGTCAAGCGGGAAATCAATGGCACGATCATAAGCGAAAGTGCTACCGATTTGATTGAGGGGTGTCCGAGCCAAAGGAACTTCAATACTGAAGTTTTGGAGATGGATTGGGGTTTCTCCATCAGGCATGCTTGCTGAGTCAGGATCGCCTGTCGGCAGGATAGCCCCACCAATTTGCAGCTTATTGGCTTGCGTACTGTCAATAGAGCCTACGCCAAATGCAACGCTTACGTCGCCAGGACGAAGACTAAACACTTCTAGAGTTCCTGTGTTTGCAGCAGGAAGCTCAAAGTAATTATCTTTAAGGTGGCCCTTGGCTGAAGAGGCATCCTGTATAATGGTAGGTGCCTGCCCTGAGATCCATTGACTCGCAGAGGCTATACCCTGTTGAAACTTACAATTGTAAGCTTCAACACTAAGGCTGGCTGTAGGAAGATCACCAACGGCTACATTGACACCATAGTTAGTAATTACGCCGTTACCAAAACCAACGACCGTACAATCGGCTGCAGTGGGCCCAGTGCCAGCACCAACAGCTCCGTCGTCAGCGTCAAGGTATTCTTTAGTAGTAACAACATAATAATTCTTTTCCTTTTCCGCGGCTACGGAAACGATGCCACTAATAGCGCTAGGCCAGGCAGCACTGCCACCATCGCTTGAGTTTTGCAACTCGAAGCCCATTTTAACTTCGTTGTCACCGTCTGCTAGAAGATAACTAAAGTCTAAAGATACGGTAGGAGCGTCAACCACTTGGCGAGTTAAAGGCGCCAAACGACCAAACTCATAAATGTCAGTACGGTTAATGTCCAGGTCATGACTGATGTCCTGCACCCTATTGAGCTGTTGAGCTGTATTCGCTACACCAGCAGCGGCGGTGAGATCAGAAACGTAAAGCGCTTCTGATTGATATAAGATTCTGTTTCTAATTGCCATAATATTTTGTAATTAAGTTAAGGTTGAATTCTATTAAATTTACTGTTATTACAGCTGACTCTCTCTCTTGGGAAATATTTTCTTCTTTATGAATAAATACGAGGATCTCTTACTACATTTAATTGAAAATCAATAAAACCCACATTGAGATCCTTGCTTAATCTCAAGACGCTATTTCTATCATATAATTTAGAAGTTCTCACGCTTTCTATCCATATACTAGGGCTTTTGCCGCTAATTAACGCAGGATAACTGTAAGGAGGATTTTTAATATGAAAGAACTCTCCAAAGGGAAAATTTTGATATGGTATTATATAAGAGCCTAGATTTTTGGTATCTCTAAAATGAGAGAGGATTCCATCTAGTTTATAATTACTATCTGCTAGGGCCACCACTCTCATGTCTACTATTGTTTGATCTAGACCTCCTATAGCAAAAGGCTTATTACGAGAATTGCTTAAAGTAATAAAAGCAGCAGGTACTACATAATGATCAACATTTAAATTTGCTACATTTTCTAATTGGGTTTTATCGTCGGGCAATAAAAAGGTACCCTCTATTAAAAGCTCTTCTTCGGTGTCGTTTGTAATATAAACATTAAAGTCTTTGGTTTGGAAATCACCGCTTACAGTAAGGTTGCTCCCGTAAATATTGGGATCTAAAATAACTCGCCCTTCATTGTGGTCAATCAACATCCAAGAAGCAGGGTCCGTACTTTGCGGAGTAAATACCCCGTCAAGATAAACCCCTGTCGGGACCCCCGTCCCATTTGATACTAATTGTCTATAAGGGCCATAATAGGCATCTAAACCTGTAGGTACATCATTGGTTTCTGCGTAATAATTAAAATTCATGCCGATGTCTGCCGAAACTCCTTCGGCGACCCGCGTTAATCTATCGTCAAACCAAAGATAGAAACTAGATTGGAGAGTATGATCAAATTGTACCTTCATCCTATTGAAATATTTTGTTGAAGTGCTTTAATTAAATCGGTAATGATTTGAGTTAAATAAGGGGTGGTGGAAAAGCTAGAATTTCTTATCATAGCTTCCACCTGAATTCCTCCTCCCGAACGGCTTTGGGAATCTTCTTTAACCAAATAGTTGCCTAGGCCTGCTAAACCCCTTTCTATTCCTTCTGCCCAGCTTCTTCCTGGGGCCCATGGCAATGGAGTAACTTCTGCTAAATCATCCTCTGATGGCAGGTCTACACTAATATAAAACACCATGTCGCTTTGGCGAGCCCCTTTATTTATTATCTGAATTTTAGAAGACAAAAATTCTCTTAATTTAGAAATGGGATCGTCGCCCGCATTAAAACCGATAAAAGAATATAGACTACCCTCACCGCCGAGAGTTCCACTGCTATTCGCCGAAGCCTTCCCTGCTTCGATTTCCTTTGTAACGGGATGATTCTCAAAAGCGCGAAGTGCTGCTTTTTTGGCGTTTTCGAATTGCTTCTCTAATCGAGGCATAATTTTCTTTTCTAAAATAGGAAGACCTTGCTTACTTAATTCTTTTTTTAATATATTTCTATTAATGCGCACGTTAATCAGCCCTTTCTAAAAATAACGTATAGAACTGAGGGGTAAACAAGCCTACTCTTGATGCATCAGTCTTAATCTTCCATACGGAACCGTCTATCTCTATTCTGTCGGCGAACTTAAAAGCCGTATACCCAGCTTCATTAAGTTTAATTCGAAGCTGGCCTTCCGAAATGGGGAGATTGGTTTGCGCCCGAAAAGCATACTCCTCCTCGATATACTGCTTGGACATATATTGCACCCGTGCAGAAACGACTGTTTTGGTAACTTGTTCGGTAGTAGAGACCGCATCCTGTATTTTTGCATACAAAGCATTATAGGTTTGATTTGTGGCAACAAAAATAGACTTCTTTTTTTTATAGATAGTTATGTTCCTGGCGAAAGTGTCATGAACGTTAACGAAAACGTTTTCCAGACTAGCCTTCTGTCCCGATGTGAAAAAATCTGCCATGAGCCTATAGGTTAACGTAAACGCTACCGCAACCACTTTTTAGATTGGTATTTCCATCGTTTCCAGCCACTTGTCGAGGAGGAGATTTATAGGAATTATAATAGTAAGTCAAATCCTTAAGTTCAGCTTCGGCTTCTGCAGCTAAAGAAAGATATAATTTGGCCACATCAGTTTTATTACTTCTAACAATCATGGAATCCCCTTCTCTTAAACGGATCCAATCGATATCATTATTGAGGGACCCATCTATACCCCGAAGGACATTTCGACCTTTCTTCTCGTAAAAATGCTTGAGATAAAGCTGGGTATAAATGTCTTGTTCTTCTAGCCTAAAAGTGCCCGATGGCACCATATTCCCTGGCGTCGTACCACTATAGGTAGAATATATCCACGTATTTAAAAGCCCCACATTAGCGCTAAGCCAGCCCGAAATCGAAGAGATCTCAGCAGTGCGCATGGCGGCACCAGTAGCGTCGCCAAATTCAGTGTCCCAGATTGACGTAGCTAAATCACCAATGTCGCTCATGTTACAATCCTTCCTGCATTAATCTCCGCGCTTCTTTATAGGCGTCGGTATCTTGATTTTTAATGCCAATTGGTTGCGGGGAGGGAATGACCATACTTGACTTATTGTATTCCTGAAAAGCACGAATTAATTTACCCTTGAGGCTACGCTGGGTTCCATTGGGGAAGACTCCTGTTTTTACAGCCAAAGCCTGAAGGTCTACTATCGGAAGGCTTTGAATCTTTTCCTCAAAATCGCTGATAATAGTGGTACCAAAGGGGTTAACCTCCTTGATTCCTAGTAATTCCTCTAGCTCTTGAGCTCTCGCAATAGCAACTTTCTGGCGCTCGTCCTTACCGTGCGCTTGTGTTAAAGAGTCCAGCTTGGCTCTTGGCTTCTTTTTTTCTTCTTTGCCATCCGCCTTTTTTAACGTATCCAGCTTTTGTGCTCGCCCCTTCTTTCCCTTATTTGTTTCATTTTTTTTTGTCATATTAACTCCTTGTTCCTTGGTTGATATTTATAATATACTAACTAGAGCTACACAAAAATCCACTTTCAGAGAAACAAAAAAGGGCCCCCAGAATGGGAGCCCCTTAAAGTGTTGAATGTTAATTTTAGATTATACCAATACTCCGTAGACTGCACGGTTATCAAGAACCATACGGCCTTCTTCAACGGAGCCATAGTACCCAATCTTCTGCTGACGAACGCTATATTGATCGTCGGCCATAAGGCTGAATTCGGCCCCGCTTTCGGAATCCAAGACTACCGCCCTGAAGAGGGAGTCTCTGCTAAGGTCAAGGCCGAGAACTAAATCAGTTCTGCCGCCCATGGCCCCTAGACCAGCGAAGATATTCGTGAATTGCTGTCCAGCACCGAGCTGCCAGATTTCCATGATGTTCACACCAAAGAAACTAGCCATTTCGCCCGAGTCATTAAATAACTTCATCCGAATTTCATCGGGAGCAGTTACCCACGCGTCATTGCCTGCCGCAGGAATGGTATGATCTGCAGTTTCCGTATTGATAGGATTATAAGCCATACCGCGAATACCTTCCACAACCTCAGGACTTACCAAGAGATCGGTGACGCCGTTCCGCTTTGTATCAGGGGTTCCACCTGACCACGAAGAATTTACCCTCTTAGAGAGAGTAATAAGGGCATTAAGGTCACCAAGTAAAAAGTTCCCTGCGAAAGCAGAGAGAGCAGTATGACTAGTAGCAGCTGCCTGGGTATCAGCCAGTGTACCAAGCAATAGATTAGCGGAAGTTCTTTCCTGCTTAAGCAGTACTTCCTGAGCAACTCTCGTAAAAGATTTGCCAACAACATCAAGGCGGCTCTTAGCAGCGTAACGCTTATCAAAACTTACAGCACTATCAAGAGTGTAAGTAGTAAACTTAAGTTCGCTGGCTGTAGGTGCCACATGATTGGTCGGGAGCCCTCCAGGCATTGACTGCGAATAAACCGTAACATAATCGGCAGCAGTAATGTCATAATAAAGGTCCAACGGGATAGATGGATTGTCATCTGGATTGAAGCTTAAGCTACTAAAGAGATTACTTATAGCAGGAGCATTATTAATTACTTCGGCTAAAATAGGTCCCATGAAGGAGCCCAAGGCAGCTTGTGCCTCATAAGCGGTATCACGGTTCTTAGAGGCCATCGCCTTAATAAGTTCCAACTGTTCTTCTGTTCTTTTTAATGTAATTTTCATTTTTGTTTGTCCTCTCTAGACTTATAAAGCGCAGTTAATCTTGACGATGGAATAAGCTCCTACTGATCCCGCGGCACCAGCGAACTGATCCTCGGTAGCTACTGCGGTTCGACTTCCTGTTGCCAGGACGACGCCTACGTTTTGCTGTTGATCAACAAGTGTGTAGGTTAACCCAACACCTGAAACTTTTCCTAGACCGCCCGCGGCGATAACAAAATTTCCCCCTATCACCCAATTCGCATCATCAATGTATGCGTTATTGCCGAAGCTCCCCCCAACAGAGGTTCCTGTCCCACCTGCGAGAGTAACGACTCCGCGGCTTAAAACAGGTACAGCCTGTCCCGAAAGAACAGCCTGATTTTCAAGAGCTTTTTGAGGGTAATAGAGAAGTTTTTCTCCGTTTTCATCGTGGGTCGCTGTCTGATTTAGGGTCATGCCCAATACGGAATCTCCTGTCGCCGCCGCTCCAACGCGGAGGACATTAACGGGATATTGATCTCTACCAATATGAGGGTAATCGGTTTTACCCAGGTAGGAAGAGGTTACGTATTGAACTGGACCATCGTTCAGGGCTCCCGCCGATATCGAAACAAAAGTGCCAGCATCCCCATTGCCCTTAGTATCAAGCTGCGAATTAACGTCAGCTCCATCCAGGGCATAAAGATTGATGACATCTTGCTCGACATATTGCCGAAATGGTAAGATTCTAAGTGCCATAGTTTTTAATATTTAATGTTTACGTTTTCTTTGTTAAAGACTGATCGAAATTTTTCTGCTAACGTTTCATCCCGTCTAGAGGCCTCTGCGCTATTATTAGTTACGACCGTCGTTTCCTCTATCTCAGCGTTTTCTAAAACATCTTCGACAGATTCACTTGGTTCAAAAGATTGAGGTGGTGTCGATGCTTGAGCCTCCGCAAGGGATTCCAGGCGTTTACCGACTTCTTCTTCTATTTGGGCTTCTAATTTCTGATTATACTCTTCGATATATGCTTTGCTCTTTGTTTTCCAAACAACAGAGAACTTTTCCTTAATCTGGCCAAACGCTTCCTCATCTTCAGCGAGAACGCTAATTTCTGAGGCTATAATTTGACGATCTGCATCATCGAGTTCGTATTCTTCATCAATTGCCGCCATGCGGGAATTAAACCGAGCCTTCGCTTCTCGCTCATTTTTTTCGCCCTCCAGGGTTTCAACTTTTTCCTCGGTCACCCGAAGCTGTTCTTGAAGTGCCTGGGTAGAAGACTTAAATTCTTCTTCAGCTTTTGCGAGTCGCTCTTTCTCGTGATCGAGTTCCTTCTTTTCCTGAACGTATTGATCGCTCTTTACTCGGATAGCTTCCGAAATGACACCAGCAATGCTAGCCACCGTTTCTTTAGCGTATTCCTTCTTTTCAAGCTTATCGTCCAGAATTTCTTCTAGTTTTTGAATAAGTTTTTCTTGTTCCATAGTAATTCTATAATTTTCAGTGTTTACAGTTGATTTATTTAAATGTGAAATGTTTTGTTTAGATTTCTCTTGGCGTTTCATGGTTGGAAGGATCTCATGAGAGGGGTCTTCTATTACATGCACCCCTTCTACATCAGCCGCAGGATTTGTGGTAAAGCCGATACCTAAGGGATAAACTTCTCCCTGCACCAAACGATATACTTCAACTCCATCATCTGTTACCCCTTCTCCGCCTTCGGCTCTTAAATATTTTTCAAAATCTTTAATTTTCGACGAGTCTCTAATAATTTCTGCCTCGCTTAAATTTTTGCTCCCAAGGGCGATAGCGAAATCGCTAAACCCAATTTCCCAACTAGCGGAAATCTCTTTATTGAATTTATTTTTTTCTTCTCCTTCCAGGGCTGCAGCAAAGCCAGGGTTTACAGTTTTATAAACCACGGCGGCTAAAGCGATATTGAAAGGCCCGCTAAGGTGCTCTATTTCTTCGTCCGATAAAAGGTTGTTAGTTTTAAACCCGCTAAAGGAACTTCCTACGACATGGCCAACTACCTTCTGTCTTTGATGTTCAATATTTGCTGGCTTATTAACAAAATAATCTTTGATTTGGAGGGCTGTAGCAGTGTTAATTCCATCTCCATTACGATTAAACCTATTAACCACGGCCGCATTGAATGCAACTCCGAGAAGGTCAATATTTTTATTTAGATCGATACCCTTAGGCATTAAGCCCTGAAGGGAGTCAAGCGAGGCTTTGGAGATATTCCAGGGGATCCAGTCTTCGGACTCTAAATGGGAGCATGCTAATATTGTGCTTGAAAATTTTGCTTTATATTTAAAATCCTTCATCCGTAACGATGAGTTACACATAAAATTTTAAAAGTCCTTACTATTACTATGATAAAGTAAAGAGGCCTCATAGAGCTTGATGTTGTGCTCTGCGGCAATTTCATTAATGGGACCCAACACTCCCAGCCCTTCCATTTTAGAGAAGTCTTGTATACAGTCTGCAGCTAGAGACTCCCAGTTTTCTGCTTCGCTAGCTACGACAATGCTTTCACATAGCGAATCAATTAGAACGTTCTTCTGTTTACTGAGTCGCTTAATATCAAAATGAGATTTCATTTTTGCAGCAACTACCGCACGAAACTCCTCGATCCTGTAAACGGCCTTTTGAATATGTTTGGTCGTATACTTTTCTGTTGCCTCTACCTCCTGCGAAATTTCACTGGTACCTCCAGGACGACCAGGAGACTCAGGGGTTTTATTCTGCGTGGGAGGTTCTTCGAAACCATCCATCGCAGGAGGAATCATAGGTACCCCCCCTACCAAAGGATTATAGTAGCCTTTTTCTCGGTCATCTAAGAACTTACGCTGGGCATGGTCGAGTTCTTCCCTCGGAGGAAGTACTCCAGTTTCAATAGCCCGAATGCCTTGGTCGGGAGCGAGAATACCTAATTCCATAAGGCGAGTTACGATTCTCTGAAATTGGGTTTCGTTCTTTAGGTCAATATCTTCAAAACGAGCAATGGGATAAGTCCTAAAACCTAGAGCATTACATACTAATTTTATTTGCGGCTGAAGAAAATCATTAATAAAGGCAGCTCGTGATTCTTTTAATCTATCTAAAAAGATTTTCGCCTTAATCTCTGTATTGGAGTATCTTTCATGTCCAATAATAATATTCTGCAAGCCCTCCTTAATGTCTTCGTTGACCACTTTATATTTTTCAGAGCCCAAAACCTTATTTAAGTCAGGCATAACGAAATCTGCTTTAGTAGTATAATCGGAGACGAGTACGCGGCCTATGCTTTCGTTTTGAAACAATCCTTGCATTGCTGAAAGGTTGCGCGGATTAATCCCCCCTTTATCAGGCTCTGCACCCATAGTGATTAAAAGGATAACGTTTTCTACGGTCTTTACAATGGCCTGATCAATTTTCTTCAATTCAATTTTCCAATTGAGATCGTCTAATACAGGAAAGCCAAAAGGCATTGCGAAGGGTTCGTAGTCTTGCTTCTTGTAAAAAGAATAAATTAACTTTTTAGCATCCAACAAGATAGTGACACCATTTTGGGTCCAGGCGCCATCTTTAATTCTCTTTTTTATCTCCTTAGGCAATGCATCAAATACCTCTTGGTCATATTCGGTTTTTGGATCCCTTAAAGATTCCAATTCATATTCGGACAATAATTTGGAATAATTACCATATCGCCCACCGCTTTGGCTAAATAATAATGCACGCTTAGCTACAATGTCGTAAGGATTAAGAAAAGTATACATTATAGGAATAGTACCAGGCTTAATGAAATTCTTAGAACCATAAACGGTTTGCATTTTTCTAATATTTTCTGGAGAATATTTTCCATCTATGCGGTATATAAAAACATTACCGCTTCTATAATACTCTCTAAAATACTGATCTTTGATCTGCCAGCATTTAATTTTTTCCATCCACCTATAAATAAACTTTCGGACCTTTTCATTGCCCCCCTCAAGATATATTGGGGAATTAGAAAACTCAGACATAATGTCAATAGTATTCCTGAAAATAGGAATGTTAGCGTAGGCTTTCTGGCATAATTGAATAGCTTCTTGAATATCTACATATCCCTGCTCCCTATAGGCATAAGGTAAAATTCCTTCGGCAATATTAGCATATCTGTCTAAAACTCTTGTTCGTGCTGCGCGGTTATCTCGAAACCCAGTAGATTTACCTGCGGCCTTCTCTCGGCTATACGTAGCTTGGGCGACATAGTAGGGTTCTCCCTCGAAAGCGGGTTCCCATGGATCATTCAATTTATAGAGATCTTCGAGAGGGGCGTTTCCAGCATTAGCCTCTCTGTGAAATTTTTGCCAATAGTCCGATTTTTTAGTATATTTTCTTGCCATAACATATTATACACCAAAGTTGCCCAAAGTTAAAAGTTAACTTTGAGACTTTCTATTTTATGGGCACTTACCTTATAAACGTAGGGGTAAAACCTTGATAAATAGGCGCCTCTTGAACTCCCAGCATATCATAATGCAACTTCACCATCCAATTCCCTAGTACTAGGGCTGAATAAGAATCCTTACGAGCCTTATTGGGTCCTGTTTGTCTTCTTAGATTATCAGGGAGGTCAAAGGTCTGAGTTCCTTGTGGAGATGTTTTTATTTGAATAAGTGCGCATTCCGACTTTGTGAGGTTGATCATGTCGTATTGGTGCTCCAGGAAGTCAATCATCTTTGCTCCTTTTTCTAAAATCAATGAATCTCCCTGGGCAGTATCGGGCAAGTATTTTAAATCCTTTATTGGAATTTGTTTCTTGCGCTGACTTTGATATTCTTCATTTATAGCTCTTGCCCCAAACCAGATTTTTTTATGATCAAAGTTTCGTTGCAATAATTCATTGGCTTGCCTAATCCACGCAGAAGTTGGTGTGCGTAAATAGCAAATACGACCTTCTTTGAGTTGTGCCTTCGTGGTACGCAAAGACTCTTGGTATTTAGTTAGGTCATCAAATTTAGCCTCTATAATCCCGATATTTAAATTATTTTTCTTAAATAACTGGCTTTCATTAACAGAGTTAATAAATTGTACTCCTCCATTATAGTCTCCGATAATCGCTACTATATTAAAGTTAGTGAGAAGATAATGAAAATAATTAATATGATTTTTTAGCTTGGAGCCAGCTAAGGCATAACTATGAACTAATACGGAAGTTTGATTGGAGTCATTTAATTTTAAAATCTGCATCGCGAAATCATCGCTTCCTTCTGTCTCTGCCCAGCTAGGGTCAAAGGCGAGAATGTACTTGGCCTTAGGGTCTCCAGCTAGCTCCAATGAAGGAGTATCTCCATCAGGAATTGAGCATTTAGTCATGGTAGAGCTTTTAAAATAACCACTACTATCGTCTGTGAATACAGCGCCAAACTCTCTTTCGAATTGGCTTTGGCTCATAGAGGCTCGTGCCTGATTAATTAGATTTTGGTCATATAAGGCTTTCGGGGCGCAATCATAAGAGAAGTGCATAATTGCGCGGCGAGCGTTCTCTCCATAAGGATTATCCTCTTCTTTATAATCACCCTTTATAAGACCTTCAAATTCCTGATATAATTTATACATATACTCAAATTTGTATGACGCAGAAGACAAGGTAATAAGTTTGTTATTTGGCCATTTATGGCGATCTTCAGCCTTCATCTTGCCCTGCTCTATTAATGTAGTTTCTAGTTTATAGAGATCTTCTCGCTGAGTAGGATTCTGAACAACAGATAAGAAAGGCACAATGACTTCGTTATAAACTCTTTCGGGCATCAAAAGAAATTCATCAATAATGATTCGATGAAAACGAAAACCACGTAATTTCTCACCATCGCCCAAAGGAAGCGCATGGATTTTACTTTCCCCAAACTCTAATGTCCATTGATCATTTTGCTTAGATTTGCGGGTAATACACTGAGCAAGGTACCGAGCCTCAGGCTTTGCAGCGATATCTTCAATTTTACGGAAGATCATTTTAGCCTGACGAAAAGACTTAGATAAAATTCCTATTTCTACTCCCTGATTTAAAATAGCATCTAAAAAAGCAAAGATAGCAGTAGTAAAAGATTTAGACATCCCTCGAGCCCACACGCCCATAAAATAATCAGTCTCAAACATTGCCTTGATGGCCATGTGTTGAAAAGGAAATAACTTAACCCCAGTCATTAGATCCACGGCGAACGTGGTATTCTCCCGTAAAAATTCATATAATAAAAGCTTAGCCTCTTTCTCTTCTAGAAAACCCTCTTTCCCCGCTAACCTCTCATTAATGTCGTTAGGCGTATATTTTTGAACTCCAGGATCCCAAGTCATGACCACCTCCTTAGTTGATTAGAATCTAAAAAGCCTTCGTTATAAGCGTAGGTTAAATCTAGCCACTTATCCTCGGGCTGGATATAAATATCATATTCTTTCATTTCTCTCATTCGTTCTGTGTATCCATCGTTTACCATTACTCGGCCATCATCTAAGATATTAATAAAGCCAGGCAAGCAGGTATAATGCGTGCCGAAGACTTTTCTCTTAAGACATAATTCCATAGTGATCAATATAATATTGAAAATCCACATTCCACAATTTCCTCCCTCCCACCAATAGCTTGGGAATAATATTAGTAGAATTACTTCTATTACTAGTAAACATGAACTGACAAGTATCTGCATACTCATGACTTAATACTCTTAGGTTATGGAAGACATATTCTAGATTAGATTTGTGTGGCCCGAATATATTATTTTTTTTAATTTTAGCTATATCGCTTTCGGTTACTATATATAGATAACTATCGAACTCCCTCGCTCGATCAAGCTCTCGTTTAAATCTTTCTAATCCAGTACTAAGTGTGGACTTGAAGTCTGCCTCACTTTTACGGTCCACGTAGGTATAGGCATAATCATCCCCACCTACCGTATAATCTCCGAAATCTAATTTCATATCACGGGATCGCGGGAACTCTAAAGGCTTCTGTTCCCTAGTATCTATAAATATTTCCGTGTCTTCGAATTTTTTGCTTGATCCAAAAAATTGCTCAGGAGAGCCAAGCCCCCTTTTAAATAAAGGCTCAATTTCAAGTAATTCACAAGCATTAGAATACGAATCGAAATACTCAATATAAACCTCAATAGGAGGTAATTTTAATGTTTCAATTTCGATGTGAGAGGGACCCAATCTCAAATTTTTATTTTGAATACGAAAACGTAACTGATTAAGAATATACTCCTTGACTTCGTCTACGGGGGATTTGTCAATCCACTTTATCATTTGCGCCCGCGTAGAAAAATCTTTAGTAAAATAATCAAATTTATTCTTAAAAGGAAGCGGATCGCCACTCAGTTTATTAACTCGAGGATATTGTTGACAATAGTATTCTGCCAACGTAAGCTTATGCTTCTTGAAATGAGAATGTAAAGACCGTTCAGATTTGAAAGACTCACTACATATCTTGCAATATAAATTAGGCTTTAATGGATCAATCATATTACCTCCCCTCTCCCCAAGCCCAGAACACGAGCCTTCCATTCGGGCATTGATTCTATAAGGGTAGCTTCATCATCAATAGCTTCTCGTTGCATTTCTACCATCTTAAGCATAATAGCACGCTCTTTCTCGTCCTGGAATAATTCTACTAAAGATAAGATAGAAGCGTTCTCCTCTTGTCTTCCTTGTATCCTTCTTGCTCTATCACCGTTTAAACGGTTGATGAGCGACTCCATTCTCTTTTCGCATTGATTGTATTCGTCACTTTTAGTTTTTAATAATTCGGCAAGCCTTACTGTCATATCCCTTTGATCATCTGCTTCATGGAACATTCTATTAAGTTTTTCCATTGCTTTATTAATGTTCTTAAGGTTGATGTAATCTATGCATACATTGATATATAAATTTATTTCATCTGCTGTGAGATCAGGCTTATCCCAAGTTGTGCGAATAAACTCTGCTTCAAATAAATCCCTGTCTCCTTTATCAGTATAACTATTAATAACTTGAAAGAAACGAGGAGTCGAAACAAACTTCATTATTTGCTCTACGTATTTTTTTTGTTTTAAGGATATTGCTTCTGGCTTTATGTTTGCTGAACAATACCGATTTAATAGCTTTATTGCCGCCGAAGAAGTTTGTGGAGGTTCGTACCCTTCTCCTAGCGCAGAATCCTCCGCCCGTAGAAGATTAGGCTTTGTGGACTTAATGTGTTCGGCCACTACTAGCGTCTCCTTGCTTAAGGGAGTGATTTCCCTATCATGCCAAATAATACAGGCGGTTTGAAATGCATTCATACCGTCTCTGGCAGATTGTTCTATGAATTCCTTTTCCTCATCACTTAAGTAGATGTTTTTGGCTTTTTTGTTTTTAGTGGTCTTATATTTAAACCCACACTCCACCAAGAACTCTCTCACAAGTTTCCCTTGTTTAGTGCGCCCGTCTAGGGAGTCATCATTAAACACTCTTCTCGTGAGTTGTATCAAGTCAGGCAACTCCTTGTGATTCGCATCAATGTATGCCTTTTGTTGGTCAGTAAGTTGAAGTTCCTCCATGGATCACAATGTCATATTTTTCAATTATATTCTCCACTTTTTCTTTGAAGAATTTTTTTAAATTTCTAATTTGCTTATACCCTGCCGTTCTCCCTTTTTCAGAAGTTTTATAACCCATGGCCAGAGCCACCTCTGATTCTTCTAAATAGTCGATATAAAGCATTTTATATATCTTGTATTTTTTCTCAGCTATTTCCTCCTTCATATAACCATGGATTTTATTGATAGACTCTTCCATGTTCCATAACGAATCTTGGGGCATTGAATTAACTTCGTGGGCATGATTCTCTAAAGCTAGGGCCATCTTGGTGTTATAAGCATCTTTTTTAGTTACTTCCCATTTTGCGTAGAGAGGGCATTCATTACATTGAAGGCCGTTTGATGTAAATGCACACAAACCCTCGCTAGTAGTTGAAGGAGGCCCGCTTTGATTAAAGGGGCAATTCAAACAAGGCCGTACATAATTACCATAGTTATTGCGTAAAATATTTTTAAGCTGATTGGATATGATTCTATTTAACCACGGTTCTAAAGCCCGCTCTTGATCCCATTGGGACCATTTAGCAAAAATATGTGACCTAATAATTTGACACACATCATCGAAGTCAATCCAAGCGACAGAATACAAGAACCATTTATTTCGGCGCTTTGCAAGCTCTATGTCTATGGTATCGGATTTATCTTCGTAAGTAAAATTAGGCTTATTCTTCAATTTCCTGGGATAGTTGACCTCTTGCACTTCTGCACGAATTTAAGCCGTCCTTAAGGATGTCTGCTTTAGAAAAGGATTGACCTTCAGGAGCTTTCTCTCGTCCTGGAACAGATGATGCTCCCTGTTTAGGAGGACCACCCTCTCCATAGGTTCGTACTCCTTCTCGCATGACGTCTCCCAAGGTAAGTTTTTTGTTTCCTGAATCCATTTCTACTTCATAGGCTAGACTCGTTAACTGGGGAATTTCATCCGAAACCTCTTCTTCGGCTTTTTTTTCAACACCATGGTGAGCCTGCATTTGTTCCCTCAAAGGCTTTCCGCACCCCGCGCAAAAATTAGGGGCCGTTGCTGAGTAAATATTCTTATGTCCGCAATGACTACAGTATTCTACATTCATAGTATATTATAATTTTTTTTCTAAGCTTTTAAATAACCCGATATAATACATGACTGATTTTTTATAAAATCTTTCTGGTGAGCTTTAAGCTTCTGTGGGGACTTAACGTAGTCTACCCCTAGTATTCCAATTATTTTTCCCGTCAAAAGTTGAATGGGTACGCAAAATGTACTTTTCGTTCCTTGATCTTCAAAAAAAGTACGAGAAACCACATCTTCAATATCTCCTAGGTCGTCAAATCCATATTCGTCTGCATCTACCAATGGCTTAATTAATCTATTGAAAGAAGAGACTCGTAAATTTTGTTGGTTTTTAAGTTCAGAACTAACACCGTCTGCTACTACCTCATAAGTATTACTGAATTTTTGTTGTGAACTTCCAGAATAGTAGATATCTCCATTATGAAATTCATATACAACCACCCTATCAGCCAATAGCTTCTCTCGAGCGTATTCTAGGGCACGATAAACATTTTCGTTTTGAACGGTATGCTTCTCAAGCTTTCCTTTTTGCCAATGTCCCGAAAGATAAGTTTTTAAAACGACCGCGCAAATTGTTGCGGAGGCTCCTATGATGGCGGCAATGATATAACTATCCATATATACCCTAATACACTAAGACCCCACAGCTTTTTCGATTTTTTCAATAATGTAGCCTAATATTTTACTCCGTTTAATATCTTTTTTGGTAAACTCAAAAGTATGAATCCCTTTCGTTTTGCTAATTTCATCATCAAACAAATCGAACATCTTACGGAATCCCGTCTTGCCATTAATGTCTGATTGTAAAAAGTCTCCACAAACAAATAACTTGGTATTTTCTCCTATTCGAGTAATGAGAGTCGTTAATTCCTTAAATGTAAAATTTTGAGCCTCGTCCGCAATAACGATTTTATTTTCCCAGCTCGCCCCCCTTAAATAATTAATAGGCATTGCTTCAATCCTACGCTTTTGAATAAGCTCTGGTATGATTGAGGGCTTTACCATCTCCCTTAGCTTATCATCTAAAGGAGCCATATACGGGTTAAATTTCTCGTCTACATCCCCAGGAAGGGAACCTAGGTTTCGTTCTCCACTTTCAACTACGGTTCTAACATAAAATAGATCAAGATCAATATTAGTGCTTAAGAAACGAAGCGCCGAATAAACGGCTACGTAGGTTTTGGTGGTACCTGCAGGGCCTGCACAAAAAACAACATTAGTTTTTGGGTCAAGAGATAAGTCTAAAAAAGATTTTTGCTTATCTGTCAGTCTTTTGGATTGGACATGAAAATGAGAAGTTAGTCCGTTAAAACCTTGAATATGTTTCGCGAGATCCCCATCAGCTGCCAGTGCCTTTTTTCTAGCCATCTATATATAATACACTTAGTATGTGTATATTAAAATATGTGGGTGAGATTTTTATTATTTTTATTATTATTTGGAGTGGTAGAATATCGCCTTATCAAAGATAATTATGATCCCCACTTGCTGAAGGCCGCACAGGAATTAAAAAAAGCTAATGTAATAATGCTTTTACAAGACGAGTCTATTAGAGAACTAATTGATATTAGCCAACGCCAACAAGATATATTATACAATTACGAAATTATAATAAAAAAATACCAACAAGAGTTGTACTATAGAGACACACTAAATAAAAGAGCATTATATGACCCAAACTGAATTTATGAAAAAACTAGCTAATAGTTATTCTTTATATGAAGCTGCCAAGTGGCTTAGTAAAATACGGATTGAATTCCAAAATAAGAACGCGGCAGACCTTCTTAAGCTAGATCGCGTAAATGAAGTACATAAAGTCCTACTTGCAGACCTTAATAAAAATGAAAAGCCAAAATGAAGCTATAGACATTTGTCTTGAGTTCGCTGATGAAATTTTTCATAATCCCGAAATCACTAACATTATTGTTCGTATAAGGAAGGACTTGGTATCAGAACTTCATTACGAATTAAATATCTTGAATTTTGGCCTCAAACGCGAGACCCGAGAGAGCTCCGAATATTCTCTCGTTAACTTTGAAAAAATTTATCCTATTGATTTTTGATTTTTTGCGTTCTGTTTGTAATATAGGGCATATGCAAGAAGAAAATACGAATTCCCCTGTGGCTACGGAACCTTCCGCAAGCGAGACTCCAACCGCAGACGGACCTTTCAACGACGAGGTCTTAGAGCAATTGAAAATGTTTGTAGCCCAGCGCATGTTTGAAGGCGTTGCCTTTACGCAGGTGCTATCGACAATTGACCTCCAATGTCGCAAGCAGGCGGTTCAGAGAATTGAGGAAGCCTCTCAGGAAGACCTGCAAGCTATTTTTGCTGATATGCAAGAATCCCTTGCAACAGCTTACGAAAGTCAAGAAGCTGAAGTAGCAGCCGCTCAAGCGCAGGCTGTAGCCGCGAGTGAAGATATTACAGCCTCTGAAACTCAAGAATGCTGCGAAAAGCCCGACGACTGCGAAACTCCCAAGGAGTGTCCTGGCGAATAGCTCTCTATAATTCTCTATAGTCCACTGTAGTGCTGAGCTACTTTCGGTTCTCTATCGTCCACTATAGCATTGGGCTACTTTCGGTTTTTTTTAAAATCGATTTTGATTATGAAAATACCCACCCCCCCGCAAGATTTCTAAATTGCGTTGAGGTTTTCTTTTGAAAAATGGGGGGGAGTGCTTGAACTGCCCCAGTTACTATCGACTATCGACTATCAATAGAGATTGCGATAAAAATGGCTATGGCTGTAATTAAGATAGGTTCAATCATTTTTAATATAAGTTAATATGTTTACTTAAACATTGCGAGCATTGCAGGACTGACTGCGTCCATGTCAATCTGTTCCTCGTCGTCTTCGTCGATGGGGTCAACGTCAACGTCGGTCTTGAGCAAGACGACTTCGTCAAGGATGTCCTCTTTCGAGGCTTGGGTTTGTGTACCGTCAATGCCTTCTTGGACATCTTGCTCAGCTTTAAGCTCAGCAAAGAGGGATTGAAGGGCGAGAGGGAGTTTTGATATACTTTTCATAATGTGGTTTTTAATTTGATTCTTTTAATAGTTTGACAGAAATTTTGACAAAGTCAAGCGAATAGGAAAGTTTTTTTCAACTTCCCTTGAGAGCCTCCAACTCTCCACGGATGTGGTTGACGTGCATTGCACGCATTGCACGCAATGAGTTCTTGCGTGACTTGTTAAGTCGTGCAGTCCACTCGTTAAGTTGGGTTTGAAGGCGAATGATTTTTTGTTCTTTTTTCATAATGTGGTTTTTAAAAGGTCTTTCTTAATTTTCTATGTAATACATTATAAAGCATTTTGCGAAAAATACAACGACAAACTTCGGCCCCGAGGCCAGTCATAGAGCCAAACAGCAAAATAAATGCACAAAAAATTGCCTAAAGCTCTCTAAATTGCGGAAAATTCGGCGGAAAATCATTTAATCGGATTAAATCGAATTTAATTCGGAATAAATACTACTTGTATGCACTTGTATGTATAAAGTCATCGGCCGCCAGCCCAGTGATAGAGCCAAATGGCACGGCGCGGGCTGCACGTCCCGTGCCAAAACCATCGGCCCCCAGCCCAGTCATAGAGCGGGCTAGCGCTCGATGCCCGACCAACACAAGAAGCAAAGGCCAACCGACCCAACGGCAAACCCTGCACATATAATAATTGTAATCATTTTTAATATAAATTATTCATCGTGCAAAATCCAAATTGCTTGATCGCTCGGCAAGTCAAGTTGATCGGTGACTTCTTCAAGCCTGTCCTCATTGGCTAAAACGCAGTCAATGCTCATGGGTAAATCTCGACCAGTATCTTTATAAAATGGATTATCCTTGCGTAAAATAATGTTGTGCTGGTTTAATGAGGTGAGGACAAAAGGGACTTCTGACAAATCTTTCATTTTGCTTTTTTGAATACTAAAACGTAATTGTTGTTTTTCTTGTCTTTAATGACTTGATACTTTTTTCCGATTGTAATCATTTTCTTTCTTAATTGTTTAAAATGTTTCTTGTGATGCGGTCAAAGGATTTGTTAATCTCTTCGTGCTGGTGTTTCTGTAAAGCCTTTTCTTGTTCATCAGTCCAAGGGGTTTCCTCGATTTCTTGAACATCAATAACCTTGGCAACCTGCCCAAAGTCTGTCCACTTGTCCCCAACCTTTAGAGCTTCATTGGTTTTGATTGACTTGCGGTGTCCAACTTCCAGCCAGGTTGATGGTGTTGCTTGGATGATTTCTAATGTTACTTGATACATGGTTTTTGATTCTTTATATAGTTTGACAGAATAATGTTTAAAGTCAAGCGTTTTCTCGCTGTAGCCTGTTAAGCTTGGCAACGAGATGCTCGCGATGCATTGCACGCATTGCACGCAATGAGTTTTTGCGTGAGCGGTTCAGCCTGTCAGTCCATTCTTGGATCTGCTTTTCAAGGCGAGCAATTTCTTGCGTTTCTGTTGCGTGAATAAGTTGGTTTTTTGTCATAATGGTTTTTTTGTTTGTGGTTTAAAATAAAGGTTTACAGATCAAGGATCTGCTTGACTACAACGCCATTGCTGGCATTGAGGAGGTGGGTAACTTCCCCACCGATTGAGGAACAATGTTCATGCTCCGCATCCCAGCGGGCGAGATTGACCTCGGCAGATTGCTTGGCAAGCTTGACGGCTTGCTTAGGTGACTTGGAGAACCCAAACCCGCAAGCGGAATCTCCAGCGTGAGGTGTGATGAAAAAGTGAGTGGCTTTGAATAACTGCATGGTTTTTATCTTTCTTGGTTAGGTCTTTCTTAATTGTCTATGTACCATTATAAAGCATTTTTCGAAAAATACAACGACAATCTTCAGCTCTGAGGCTAGTCATAGAGCCAAACAGCAAAATAATCTCATAAAAAATCGCTTAAAGCTCTTTAAATTGTGAGAAATTCAGCGGAAAATCATTTAATCGCATTTAATTCGATTTAATTCAGATTAAATACTACTTGTATGCATTTATATGCATAAAGGCATCGGCCGCCAGCCCAGTCATAGAGCCAAATGGCACGGCGCGGGCTGCACGTCCCGTGCCAAAAAACCCTGCCGAGGAGAACCACCAACCTCGACAGGGCCACCATAAATAAAAGTTAATACTTTTTAAGCAAGAAACTTCATCCAGTCCATCAGAACAACGTGCGACACATACAGAAGGGTAGTCAAGGCGAATATAATTAATGGAGTTTTCATGTTTTTGTTTTTTTTGATGATACTTAAAAGTTAATCTTTTGTAATAGCTTCGACAAATCTGACTTGGTCAAAGTTGGGATTGAGATCCTGAAATTTTACTGACAGATCAAAGGCGATAGCTTCGACAACATTCATTACTGAATTGTGGTGACTTGTAGACCCAGGAGACGCAATAGTGTAAGCCTTGTTAAGGGTTTGGGCGATAAGTTCAAAATGTTTCTTTGTCATAATAGTTTTTTCCTTCTTTTAGAATAAGTTAAATTGTAGGTTTGGGTTTTTTGTAATCACTTCGACAACACGGAAAACATTTCCGCCTTGTTTAAATAAAATGCTGTTCATCTCGCAAACGGAAAGCTTTCCGTCCGTGGTCATTGTAACGCCTGACTTGACAACAGAATTGTCATCAGGGTTGATAATATCAATTAATAGTTTATGCATGGTTTTTTTGGTTTGTGGTTTTTAATCTTAATATAATAATAGTATGACAGAATTTTTTATAAAGTCAAGCGTTTAATCTACGAGGCAGTCAGCCTTGACCCATCGAGAGTTCATCACGCAAGATCCTTCATCCTTTAAAATTTTGTTGAGATGTGAGCGACTACTGGCAACCCGAACCCGTGGCAGGCTTGACTTGTAGCAACCTTCTTGGTCAAGTGTTGTCCAGATTGCGACATTGTAATGTGTCGACCATTTGCGGATTTCAATTTTCTTTTGCATAATATGTGGTTTTTTAATTGAGTTAATTTAATTAGTTTATTCTTATAGTATGACAGAAAATGGGAAAAACTCAAGTAGAAAGATCGGCCGTGAGGCCAGTGATAGAGCCAAACAGCAAAATAATTGCATAAAAATCGCATAAAGGCCGCTCGAATCGTTAAAGTTTTTCGATTAAATCATTTAATGGGATTTAATTCGGATTAAATACTAAATAAATGTAACTTGTATGCACTATAAGCATAAAGCTATCGGCCGCCAGCCCAGTGATAGAGCCAAATGGCACGGCGCCGCCTGCACGTCCCGTGCCAAAAAAGAATTGCCCGCCGAGGAGAACCACCAACCTCGACGGGCTACCATGTCATTGTAATCAAAGTTAATCTTTTGTAACAGCTTCGACAAATCGTGCTTGGTCAAAGTTTGGATTGAGATCCTGAAATTTTACTGAGAGGTCAAAGGCGATAGCTTCAACCGCATTTTTGTTGTGGTCGTGCTTGTGTGCCTTGTTAAGTGTTTGGGCGATAAGTTCAAAATGTTTCTTTGTCATGGTCTTTTAATGTTTTTCGGTTAATGCAATAATGGTCAATCCAATAAAGGTCAATGCCGTCATGGCAATGGTGATCTCGACTAAATTGTAGGATAACCAATAAAGAGGGTTTGAAGTGATGTCTGACATGGCATTACCTTTTTAAGCACTTAGAGGCAAAACCCTTGGCAAGATCTTCGCTACCAAATTCTTTGAGGAATTGTTCAACCTCAAACACAACGGAGGAAATCGCATCGTGAGCAACCTTCTTGTGGCTTTCATTGTGGAAGGGTAACGGAAGGTTTGGGCATTTAACCTCAAGGTTAATTGCATTAATAAGGGTTTGAATCTTGGACTTTTTTGTGATGAATTTTTTCATATGGTTTTTGTTTTGTGGTTTTAATCTTAATCTTTTAATAGTCTGACAGAATTCCCTGTAATGTCAAGGCTTTTAGGAAAAAAATGGATGTTTTTTCACTTGCCAAGGCATGAAGGCAACACGCTTTTGACTGCGGTACTTACGGCAAAGGATTTGGTTGCCCAACCGATCGGTGCGGTAGTTTGGGTCAATTACTTGAAAGACAGCTCCTGTCTTGTTTGTTACTATATCATTTAATTTAATCATGACTCTAGTATGACAGAATTTTTTATAAAGTCAAGTGTTTTGTCAAAGTTTTTTTGCGGTGAACAAATGTATGCAAAATACCTACAAATCAAGTTGGCACGGCGCGAGCTGCACGCCCCGTGCCAATCTCGCTAGTGCGCGAGCAGATCCTCAAGGCATAGATCCCAATGGAGATCGGCCTTGCGCTGCAAATCTTGTTCCTCCATGTCCGTCAGGATTCTGTCCTGTTCCTCAGGTGTGGGTTGCTGGGAATCGAGCCAAGCGCCGAAGCCGTGAACAGTTAAAGCGCGTTCGGTTGAATCTTGGCGGGCGAGGTCTTGGATTGTCATAATGGTTTTTTGTGTGTGGTTAATCTTAAGTTTAAAGAATTATCTCATAATAAAAGGCTTTTGTCAATGACCTTTTTGAATCTTTTTTTGTGCTAAAAATGTATGCAGTTTTATCTTGTTTGAATTGTCGAGATCCGAAAATCGAACCATTGTGGTTGCGATGGCAAAATCGCTTGGGGCATTTGCTTTGCCGATTAACTTTGTAAGGTTGCCGATAATAATTTGTTTGTTCATGGTTTTTAATTTTCTATGGTTTTAGTATGACAGATTTTTCTGTAAAGTCAAGGGTTTTTTAATTGACCCTGTTCGCAGGGCTGGCTTGCGAAGGATGCTCGCAAGCGTGAACGCTGACAACCCTAACGCATCTACGGGAATGCTCGCCTTCTGCGCCTTCGCCAAAGAAAGAATTGACCGCTTCCTGAGCGTTTGCGCCCCAAGCTGAAGCCCTAAAGGAATGATTGGGGTTGCTGTTGGATTGAAGCAACAGGGCAAACCGAGGTTGCGCCAGTAAGGCTTGATGCTGACGGTGCAACGAATTGACTGCACGTAATTCACTTGCGGACAAGTTCTGGTTTGGTCTTCTGACTGGTTGGCTTCCCATGGTTTTTGATTTCGTGGTTTTAATTAAACTATTCTTATAGTCTGACAGAAAATTGTATAAAGTCAAGTGTTTTGTGAAAGTTTTTTCGTTAGCGCTAAATGTATGCACTTTTAATACACATGCACTTGGCACGGCGCGGGCTGCACGTCCCGTGCCAATCCTGAACGTAGGCCTGTAAGTGACTTCCGCGTCGCCCTACCCTATCGGGTAAGATAAGCGTATATAAAAATCGCTACAATAAGAATAAATACTGATTCAGCCATTAGTAAGGTCTTTGTGGGTTTTTTCGTTATCGTCTAGGTCTAACACTTTCATCCTTCGCTTTTGGGCAAGCTTTTTAGCAAAACGAACCGCCTCGATGCGCGAACTGAATTGATCCACGAGCTTGTTGTAAATACTAACATTTATCCAGTTGTCGAAGTTTACGTGTCTTTCGATTTTAATCATTATGCTATAACTTTAAAGGTTTTATTGGTGAACAGCCAAAAAGTGCCTTTGGGCATTCCCTTAACATTTGCAGGACGAAAAAAGGTCGCCTTGGTCGTGAGATCCTCTTTGACCTCGGCAACTTCAAATTCATCTCCCACGTTAAGAAGGTGTTCATTTATACGAAGTGGTTTTATAACTTTTAATCTTATCATGCTTCTAGTTTGACAGGTTTTTAGTTTTTGTCAACTCTTTTTTCTATACCAATGGGTTTGAGGGTAACGGATTTCCTTGTGCGATTAAGCTTTCAAGCTCTTTAATCTTTTTCAATTCTTCTTGCGCCCCAAGGATGAGAGAAACCGCTAAGGTATCTCCATGCTTTGCTTTTTCAAAATTGTCGGCGAGGATCATTGCTAGTGTTTCTTTTGTCATGTTTTATAATTTTCTATGTGTTTTACGATTTTCTATATCTTTAAGTATGTAGGCTTTAAGGCGTTTCTTCCAGTTGTTAAAATTTTGATCTTTCATGCGTTAACGTAGTTTTCGAGTAATCTTTTTGTTTCGGTGGATGCAGATCCAGCGTAGTGTTTCCACTCGCCATCTACTTTTTTAAAGAGGTGACTCCATTTTGCATAATAGTCAAACATTCTCAAGAGTCCGTTAGGTAATAATTCTGGTTGTCCGTAATAGTTCATGATTTTTTCTTTTGGATTCTTTCCATCACTATAGTTGCCCGCTCCTTTGCGTCTTCTACGCTCAAGTGACTGCAAACTCTTTTGAAGGTTTCCCAGTCCAGCCGAGGCTCAGGCAAGGACAACCAAACTACTTTTCTTTTCCAACTTTTCATAACCTTAGTATGACAACATTTTACGTAAAGTCAAGGGTTAATCGCAAAAAAAGTAAAATAATTTAACCTAGTGTTTGTATGCACTTGTATGCACTTGTCGGCCGTCAGCCCAGTGATAGAGCCAATTGGCACGGGGCGTGCTGCACGTCCCGTGCCAAAAAAGCCCTGCCGAGGAGAACCACCAACCTCGACAGGGCGCACCATGCCTATACAAAAGTTAATACTTTTTAATACTTATGCAGTATCAAGCTCTTCTTGAAAATCAATTTTCTCTCCAATCTTTTGTTTGATCCACTCTTGGACATCATCCGCTTGGAGCTTTGCCATTAGATAGCTGATCTGTTCTGGACTTTGCCAGCCAATAACATCATCAGCGCAAGAAAGCGGAATCCACTCCTTGCCTTGAAACGCTCCTACTTCGTAAAGGTCAGACTCAACGCTTCCATAAAGACCTCGGCCAGCTACGACAGAAATTGAGATGCTGTTGCCAAGCTTGCAACTAGCTTGAACGCTTTCCGAGTTGTTTGCGTGAGGTTTAAATTCTAAGTCTTTGAATAATTTCATGGTAATAATAATGTAGTAGTTTTAGGTTTTTGTCAAGTAGAATTTTAATTCTTCCGAGTAAGGTTTCCAAGCTTGGTCTTTCATAGGTTTAAGAATTTTCGTCTTCCATGTCAGAAAAAACCTCGTTAAGCTCATCATGGTCGAGAGCCGAGTCTGTCCAGCTTACTCCGTCAGGAGTCTCGAAAGCTAGACTGGTAGTTTCGTTGACTTCCTTCATGCCAGCGACAAAATCGAGATAGTTTGAAAAATACTTTGCGAAATTATAAATTCCTTCATCTCCGCCAATCCAAAGGGCGACGTTCCAGGTTGCGTGATTGCTCCAGCCGTTGTATTCGTTTTCTTGTGTCATAATTTTTTTTGGTTCGTTTAATTTTGTACCTTTTAGTATGACAGAATTTTACATGAAGTCAAGTAATAATTGAAAAAAGATAAAGTTTTTTTGCCTGCCTTAAGATATATGCAAAATGCATACAAATGTAATTGGCACGGGGCGTGCAGCCCGCCGCGTGCCAATCTCACATGGCATGGTAGCAGAGCGGGGTGATGGGCTTTTTATGCAAAATGATTACATATCGTGGAACGAGTGATAACCATAATCGAGATCCACGGCCTCGTCCTGCCTCCACTGGTTTTGACCAGTAGCATCAGGAGACTGAGCATCCGCCAGAAACTCCTGAGCGTCTTGGCGTGCGTCGCGCTCACCAGCCTGATACTGGTCGGCCCAGATCCGCCAGTTGTCGCCCGTGTCGGCATAAACGGAGGGATTCATGCAATTGGACTCCCGACCCTCAAAGCCTGCATCGAATGCATCCTTGGCGAGTTGGTTGGTGTCGGTGATGTAAGTTTTGGTTGGATCGGACATGGTTTTTATTCTATAGGTTAATCTTAATTATAATAATAGTATGACAGAAAATTTAGTGAAGTCAAGGCTTTTAGGAAAAAAATGGATGCTTTTTTAATCCCTTGCAACGGATGCCATGCCTGACTTGTGACTGATACAAACGGCAATTTGCAACTTCGCCCCAACTAGGATGATTGACAATTTCTTCAATCTCGTAAATTTCTCCTGTACTGGCGGTAACAATGTCGCCCTTTTTTAATGTGGTTTTTACTTTAATCATAACCCTAGTATGACAGAAAAATCTATAAAGTCAAGAATCAATTACACAAAAAATAAAGTTTTTTTGCGGTGGACAAATGTATGCATTTTGCATACAAATTAAGTTGGCACGGCGCGGGCTGCACGTTCCGTGCCAATCCTGAGATTGCCAAATCCCCGCAGGCTTCCTCCTAAGGGTAATATTTGGAGCTTCTCTATTTAGCTCCTATTTGGAGCTTCTCTATTTAGCCCCTATTTGGGCAAAGGACATATAATTTTTCTTGCGCCTCTTTTCTTTCTTCGGCCTCTCCATGCACCATAAGATCAAGAAGGTAATCAATCAATTGTACCCTTGACATATTCATGTCCTTAATGGCAGGATCTGTTTCTATTGTATCTATTGTATGCATAAT